CTGCAGTCTTAAACCCCAACTTAGACAAGTTGAGCGACAAATACTGCGTAAGCTGTCTGCCCCACTGATCAAGGCTTGCTCCGATAACTGGCAGCGTTGGGATCGGCATTACCGCTTACCCCCTTGCTGCGCGTCGACACGAACGATGCCAAGCCTAAACTCTGAGCCGTCATCTGGCTCCACGCGCATCTTGAACTGGCGACCAGCGAAGCGCAGTCCTGTCGGCGTTGCTGGGTTGAATGGGCCATGCTCTGTTTCAGCGCTATTCGGGTAAAAACGCGTCTTAAACTTCACCTGAACGTCACCCTTTGTGCGTTCGTCGGCGATCATTTGCGTAACGTGCAGGATGTTGTCGCCGTTACCTAGCTGTATAGGGCCAGTCTCAGCAAACATATTTGTTGCACCTGTGCCAGAGATTTCATGCTGATACACGTCTGTGCTGTCTAGCAAGAACGGATGACGGAATACGCCGCGCGGCGCTCCTGCAGTACGGGACAGCGACCCGATGTGCCAATGGTTTTCCTTGAAATCGTATGCAACGTATTTGTCGATCTCGCCTGTATCCGTCTGAGCTTCAGACTGGTAGAACCACCAGACTTCGCCAAACTCTGAGTTATTCCACGCCCACGTCTTAGACTTGTTGCGATCCTGTATTTCGCCAAACACATGGTCAAACACGTCACATGGCACTTCTTGGACAATGTTACCGTCAAAGCGGAAAAAGCCTCGCTGACCCATCCAGAACACGCCTGCATCCGTATCAACTGCCGCCGCGCGGGATATTGCTCCGCAGGCTGTGCCGACACGCTGGAAGCCGTAAACGAAGGGAGGGCCACTATATCGCGCAGAGTGCGCATCAATGTCAGTTAATATTAGCACCTGACCGCGTGTGCGAATGCCCTGCATAATCTGTCCTGCTGTCTGCAGCTCAATGTCGCCAGCTTGGTTTGTCGCTGCCGCAGTCCATGAGGTGTTATCTTCAATGTCACACCACTGCACCTTGCGCGGGTTATTACCTGCGCCTAATGCAAAGATTGTGCGCTCCTCTGTCACGACTAGGCCAAGATTGCCTGTCGGAGCGTTGGAGATTTGCGCTGCCGCAGTGGATGTGTTGAGCTGCCACTCGTACATCTTACCATCCGCGTATGATACGGCGACAAGGTACTCGCCCCAGTTGTCTAGTGACCAAGTGTTGGCCTCTGAGTAAGAGCCGAATGCAGATCGCTCTGTGCCATACGTGCCATCGCCGTATGCGCCATAGCCATAACCCGTTTCAATGGTGCTGTGCTCATCACCCGCCGTAAGACCAGTTGGCGTGATAGCGTATACGTTGTTATTTGCGGTGGCTACTTTTAACTCGTTATACGATCCACCCGCATAAAAGCGTGAGCCGTCGTTAGCCTCCCAAGTGTGAAAACCCCGTATTGGATTTGTGCTAAAGCCAGTCTTTCTCTCATTCCAGCCACCCACTGGGCGCAGCGTATTATCACGCCAGCGCACGAGTGACGCGTCCTGCCACCTGCCTTGGCCCTCTAAGTCTGTGCCGTTTTTATATACGCCTGCTGGCAAGTCTATCGGTATTAACGTCATGATGGCACCGTATATGTTCCTGATGATGTAAACTCTTGCACATCGTTGCCTACTGTGAATTTAGCGTACCCAGAGGCACCTGCACCACCGTTTGTAAATCCACCAATGCCCCCCGCGCCGCCTGCGCCAATAGTTACAGTTATGGAGCCAGACGGAACACCGTAAAACGAAAATGCTAATCGACTAGATGCGTGACCGCCATCTGGGCCAGAGCCTGAAAAGAAATTTGTGCCACCTGAGCCACCGCCTGCGCCATATGACGTTGCGGCGGGCGGGAACCCGTTGGTCTGATTTCCTGAAGTTGAGTTCAAACCACCTTGGCCTCCAGCACCGTAATATGATGCATCGCCATTTTCTGATGTATTTGTCCCGTTGTAGCCTGAGCCGCCTGCTCCGCCGCCCTTTGAAATACTGCCGAATGGGGTTCCGCCAGTATCAAACATAACATCAGTTGCGCTTATACTTGTTGCGCCGCCATCGCCGCCCGCAGCGCCTCCCCAACCAGCGCCGCCGCCGCCACCACCTATCATCTCAAACTCAATAAGCGTAGCTAGAACGCCATCATAAAAGTCACTCATGGCTAACGCCTCACCGACATCGCCGACATTTGCGTTGTTGGCCGTTACAAGCGCTGGAACGGCGTCTTGGTAATACTCGGACATGCTAATAGGGCTTTCGCCACCAAACTCAGTCTGGATGTCGCTAAAGCTAATTGCGTTGCCAGATGATTGTAGCGCCATTAGATCGTTCCAAATGCTGTGATGTCACCAACTACTGTAAGGTTTCCAGAAGCGTCTAGCTTCATTTTATCTACGCCGCCCGTCGCAAAGTATAAAACGCCACCCGTTTCCGTAATTGTCCAGTTTGAGAACTCGACCTTTGGTGTCACGATTTTGGTTGTGAACGTAGGCGATGCAGTCGCCGCCTTTGCATCAAGCTGCGTCTGGATGTTAGACGTTACACCATCTGTGTAATTTAGCTCTGTCGCCGTAGCTGTTAGCGATGTTAAAATGTTTATCTGTGCAGCCGTAGCCGTAACCGCCGTACCGCTAATGCTCCAAGAGCCAGATGTTAGGTCTGGCGTAATCTCAAGATCGCCGTCCAAATAGTTGGCAACGGTATCAAGTGTGCTGTTTAAAGTTGTACCCCATGTGCCGTCAGAACCGCCGACTACGGGTTTTGTTAGCGTGATAGCCATGTGATGTCTCCTTTGCTGCTAACATACAGCAGTTTTTAGCTTTCGTCTATGTTAGTGGGCTGAGGTCAGTCCACGTATCCGTGTCTTCCGATACATCCGTCCAGATGCTTGTGTCTTCCGATAAGTCCGTCCAATTATCCGTATCCTCCGCAAGATCGATCCACTTCTCAGACAGCGACGCGAGTACCGTGGATGCTGCCTCCTGCAGGAACGCATTGCTATTGTACGTCATGGCTCCACCCGCGATTGTCGCGCTGACGCCTACGGAGAGTGAGCCAGTGTTTGTGCGCGTGACGCCAGAGGACACATTTACAGTAGACGATCCGCTGGACAATATGCCAAGCGGCCTGACGCGCGTAACGCCTGTTAGGTTTGTCGAGGTTGCCTCTGAAAGGACGCCTGTTGACGTTGTCTTATTCGCCGCAATGATTGTGCTAGAGGCCTTGCCGTATTCCGCGTAATCGTTGAACCAGTAATCATCTACAACGTATAGCGACTGCGACACGACGGCTGGCGACCTGACGCGCGTGGCTCCAATTAATGTTGTGGATGTGGCATCGGCGCGGATGCTGCCAAAGCGAATGCGTGTAACGCCTGTGAGCGTTGCGGATGCTGGGGATTGCGCTAATGCGCCTGCAACGACGCGGTTGCCGCCGAATAGCGAAGTAACCTCGCCCTCCGACAGCATCGCCGCGATCTGCACGCGTGTTGGCGCTGTGAGTGTTGTGCTTGTGCCGTCAGACTGCGCTGCGGCAAACTTGGCATCGCCAACCGCATACCCCTCTAGCCAGTATGCCTCGCCGCCCGATGCGCTGGGTTCTGGCTGGACGTAGTATGCGGTCATGCTTTAGCCTTTGTCTGGTAGCTCTTTCTTGAGCATCTCTACGAACGCGTTGCGACCTACGCGCAACTGATCCAAGTTGAACTCTGCGCTGCCGATTTTTTGATCTAGGCTGTTAATGTGGTTAATGCACATTTTTGCCTGATCCGACAGTTGATCTTCCTCGTATTCAATTCCATCTATTGTAACAGACATTATACTGCCTCCCTAAAGTATTTTTGCTTCCCAGTAACAATACGGTGTATTGTATTTTCTTTACAGCCAAACAGTGCGCCAACTTCTTTATAAGTCATGCGTGGGTTTTCAGATACTGTATTTATAATTTTAACCGCATTCTCTTTTGTAATCTTAGATCGTGATCTAGCTGAACTTTCTATTGCTTTTCTACTTGAAGCAACCATTAATCCAGTATCAAAGGCATGCAGTGAGTTTTCTGAATGCGTTACCCATTCTAGGTTTTCAACCATGTTGTTTAGTTTATCTCCATCTATGTGATTAACACACTTTTTTGAGGATTGGTTTTTAATAAACTCTTGCGCAACTAGCCTGTGCGCTGGAACCTTAACTGACTTTCCCGACTTCATTAAAGTAAAATAGCGATACCCATTTGCATGGACACTTCCAGATGGCTTGTAATATTTACCGACTTTCTTGCAGCGCGTTTTCTTGCTAGAGAACAATTCTCCTTGCTCCGATATGTAGTATCCGTTATCAAATCCAGAAATACGCTTTGCTTTCTGATCGTCAATCGTGATGGTCTTTTTTTCTTCAACCATTTGATTTCCTTTCTGTGTTACTCAGCAGCCCACGGCACTCCCGCTGCGCTGGTTGGGGTTTTGTCAGCTTCAATCTTAGCAGCAATCGCCGCCTCGACATCTGCTTGGTTTGCTTCGGCTTGCGCCCATGCAATGCAGTTGGCTTCCGTTACGCTATCGTAAGCAATGAAACCATCCGCATCCGCATCTGGTGTGTGGCTAGTTGTGCCATAGCTAGACGC